ATGAAACCTCTCAGACTATTACTTTCCGATTCTTACGATCCCTGGTTCAATCTGGCCGTAGAAGATTGTATTTTCCGCGAGATGACCACGCAGCGTGTGTTATTCCTCTGGCGAAATTCCGAAACCGTGGTTTTAAGTTAGTATACACACCTGAGATTAATTATCATTTGATGGTAAAACATGACTACTCGCCGCCCCCACGTATACACCCGTATTAGTAAAACGACTCAAACTGAAGGCAGTGGATTAGACGAACAAACTACTCGCATAGAGCAGTACTTAGAGTCTAAGAAGCACTTGTTTGAAGGTGAAGTAACCTACTGGCAAGATATTGGCCTCTCAGCATACAAAAACAAAAACATCCAAGATGGGCAACTTGCCGAGTTCATTAAACAAGTTGATGAAGGTAAGATCGGTGAAGGTGACGCACTGATTATCTATAGCCTAGACCGACTATCTCGACGCTCATCTTGGGATGAAACAACAATACAGCACCTAGTAAAAAAAGGTGTTGAAATCCATGATGTCAGTACTCCAGTAGTACTGAATCGTGAAGACTCCATGTCAAAAATCATCATGGAATTGATAGTTACCCGTGGTAATAACGAATCTAAAATCAAATCGGAACGGAGTACCGCAGGTTGGGAGAAACGTTTAAACGACACGTTGAATGATGGGCGAGTGTTTACGAGAAAGCTGCCACGCTGGTTAGGTTCGAATGACGATGAATATGTAGTGATCAAAGAAGAAGCCGAAATTATTCAGCGAATATTTCGTGAGTATACCAATGGCATGACCAGCCCAATGATCGCACGGCGTCTGAATGAGGAAGGAATCAAGAGCACGGGAGAATCTCTTTGGCGTCCCACAACGGTAACTAAGCTTATCAAGGACGAGCGTCTTAGAGGGAATCTCGTTAGGGAGAAAATAACTTTAATTCCGAATGTTTTCCCGAAAATAATTGATGATGAATTGTTCGTTCTGGCTAACCGAATCTTAAGTACTAATGCTGTAGGTAAGAAGGGGCGGCCGAGGGAGAACAACAAAACTAGGGAAGTAAATAACATCATTACAGGGCTTGTACGCTGTGGTAAGTGTGGCTCAAAGGTTACTACCAGTAAGAACGGACGTGGAATGAGATATATAGTATGTCTTGCCCGTCTAAACTATCTTATTTGTGGTCAGAAAAGTATAAGACTAGAAGAAGTTGAAAAAATAGTTATCAATCACGTCAAGCAGGTTGATATGAATAAAGTACTATCAATTTCAAATGTGGATACAACAAGTGAAGCACTTCTACAAGCAGAACTTATAGAGTTAGAAATTGAAGAGCAGAAATGTAATGACAAGATTGAAGAAAGAAAAAGACTAAAACAACGTACTTCATTACCCTTAGCAACAGCATTAACAGATATTCAAGATCGTATTGAAGAAGTTAAAAGTAATCTGTTAAACCTACAAGTACAGGAACCGTTGCCCGACATCAGTAATGTTGATTTATTGGCATTAATGGATGTTAGTAATGTCGAGTTGCGTATGAGTTTACGGAAGTACTTGATACAAACAGTCGAGACTATAACCTTTAGATATTTGGATGAACATTGTCTTATAGAGTTGAATTATAAAAATGATGTCTATAGGCATGTAGTTGTTACTACGAAGAAGCTAGAAGTACTACATGATATAGGGATTGAAAGAACTGGGGATGTCGTAATTTATAGTACTGGGTCATTCTCTATCATTGAAGATGAAAGTGCCGGTGTATGTACATTCTCTGGATTAAATAATGTAGAAACGAAGGCGTATTTTCTTCTGGCAAATTATATGGGTGTGCTGGAAGGTAAACAATGGATTGTTGATTGGATGTATGAAAAGGAAAACATGGAATGCGTGATTGGCAGTACACCGCACTAAAAGGCGACTATGCGGTTGTTGAACAGATGCTATCGGTTAATCGTTTGCTGGTACTGGACGATGGTCTAAAGGGTTGTCACAGCATCTATGAGGGTGAAGCGGGGATCTGGTACTGGCATCATTGGGAAAAAATACCCTCTTATCGATTCTTTTTCGATGATGGGCATGAAATTGACCTATCTGATCCATGTACGAGATTCAACCTAGATGTCACGGTGGATTGTAGTGTCTTTGATATATTGAAATTGATGGAACAGGACGTTCCTCGCTGGGTATACATGGGATATCAGTAAAAATAATTGTTGAATTTTGGAGCAGATGGGAAAACTGGGCTATATTAGTTATGAGTGTCACCAAATCAGAACAGAAATTGATGTTTTAAACGTGTTTCCCTCGCTTTTAATTTTATTTCTCTAAATAGTACTATCAAATGGAGGAATAAAATGATCAATTTAATAGCACATCTGGCAGTACTAATAATCTTAATCGGCTACTTATCCTTAATGATATTTGTACCGACAGTATTCTTTATAATTAATATTGTCATGGGTTTTATATGGTGTATCAGTACTGATAAAAAGATAAATAATAATAGTTAGAAGACATAAAAACTCCTCCAAGAAATAGCCCATCGCAATGGTGGGCGTTTTTTCGTGGGAGTAATTCAATATTACGTGAACAATAATAAGGACAGTAAAATGGAAAAGAATAACAAAACTCAGGGTGTTGGTGTTCGTTTAAATGAGCAGCAAAAAGAAGCACTACAACAATTAGTAGATTTGGGCAAAGCCAAAACTATATCAGCAGCGATTCAATATCTAATCAATCAGTACATTATTTTAAAATAATATAACAACCACCAGCGGCAAGGAATGCTAATGGTACAACTCAAGGAAGAGTAAAGATGGACGTACAATACAGAGAAATAGCAGGAACAAGTAAGTATGTAGTTGGAAGTAATGGCAGTGTCAAAAATATCAGTACTGGTTTGATCTTAGAGCAACAAACAAGTATTCACGGTTATAAATTCGTAAGCATTGTTATTGGTGGTGATCTAAAGAATCTTAAAGTACATAGATTAGTAGCATTAGCATTTAACGCGAATAAGTATCAAGTTGGTTTAGTCGTAGACCACATCGATTGTGATAGATTGAATAACAGTGCTTCAAATCTTCAATGGGTTTCGATAGCTTTCAATAACGCCAAAGCAAATCGTCCTAAAACTAATTCTAAACAGTTAAAACAGTATCAGTACAAAGAGATTATTGCGGAGTACTTGAAAGGTAAAATGTCGATTGTGAAGATTACGGGCTGGATTAATGCTAAGTATAATCGTAAAAATAATTCAACTGGATACAATCAATTGTTCAGTGGGAAAACATATGGGAAGTTCTGGAATGCTCTTACTAAGGCAGAACGTGATTCAGTACTTCAAATTACGGCAGCAAGAACTAATTAATAAAAAAGCCAGCGGGAAGGCTGGCTTTCATAACAATAATAAGGACTTAAAATGAAATTTAATTATATTAAAAGTGAATGCGGAAGTGGGAAGACTTACGCATTAGTGAATGAAATAAACAACGACAGTACTAACAATTACATCATTGTACAGAACAAAATTGATTTGTTAAAACAAACATTCGCATCATTGGATAACGGCCATCTAATTACATCAGCAGATACCCACAATGTAGATAGTACTGTTATGACGTATTTATCATCTCCAACGGCTCAGATACTAGGTATTACGGCTAAAACATTTTTCAAAATTGATCCAACATTACTCAAAGACTATATTGTGTACATTGATGATGTCGTGAACTTTCACGCATTTAAAGCAATCAATGAGGGCAATCGTAAAGTTAAGGGATTACTGAAAGATGATATATTCAGTACTTTAAATCCCCTCGATGAAACTTATGCCAGTACTGGTAAACAGGAAACACAAGGCGACATCCTAAGAATGATCAGTAATGGTTTCGAGATGGTTGATACGTTCGATAACTTTGTCATAAATCAAAAGTACTTTGACCAAGTACAGACAACTATTGATAACGTAACTATCAGTACTTTTAACGATGAAGTACAGCAGCTCACAATGTTGGCATGGATAGATTTGGGGAAATATAAAGATTGTAATCTTACGTTCATGGCAAATAAATTTGATGAATCACTATTGTATAAATCAAATCCTGTCATGTTTGAGGAAAGTACTTTTAATGGCCTTAGAACACGCACAGTACCCGCTATACAGCGTTTAAAAGTAAAGTACTTCTCTAAGTCTAAAGTACTTTCAAAGTCCTTCAGAATGGCTCACAGAGAGCAATTTGATAAGGTTGTTGCGTATATCAATAATGAGTTGAAAGATACCGAATATTATTACACTCGCAACAATTCTGAGACTTTCACAATGGATGGTAGGTACGTTCCCGTAGATACACGTGGAATGAATGACCTTCAAAGTTACAGTACTTGCGTATGGATGGCATCTTGTCGGCCTTCTCCGGTTGAAGCAAAAATGACAGAGCTATTCTTTGGTATTGATGGAACAGATCTTGTACGTTCTCGAGAATATGAATCGCTTGAGCAATTTGTACAACGTGGTTGTTTGCGAGATTTTGACAGTACAGATGTTATGACTGTCTATGTTTTTGATGAACAGCAGGCGACGGCATTGGGTGGGGATCTTGAGTACGTTGATCTTGGTATTGATGATATTGAAAGTGGCACAGCCGGAAGGCCAGCAAGTGATATTCCTTTGAAAATCAGAAAAGCCTTCAGTAAGTGGCTAGGACGCAATTCTGAGAGTACTGATCTAATTGCTGCGTATCGTAAATGGAAAGCTAAGGCACAGGAGAATAATCCCGATATCGATTTCAGTACTTTAGATGAAAAGGTTTGGAAAAAGAAAAAAGAGTAACACCTGACGAATTCACTATCATAAAATCATTAAGGTAGTTGGTTGGTTAAAACGGAGCATTTAATACCTTAAGTGTATAGGTAATATCTTCGACATTTCTACATCAGTCCTACGTCCTTCTGATCAAAATAATGAAAAAGAAGTCAATTTAATGTTTTAAGAGCGACAGCGAGTAATACATTAAATTGCTTCAGTAGTCCAGTGACGAAGGAGCGGACTGCTTCAAGTTTCCAAGACATATATGATTTTAAATTGACTGATTCCGACTACGTCTGAATCAGAAATGATTCCTGTAATTACTTCGCTAATTCGCTCAGTAATCACAAAAATCGATTTCTTTTCATTTATTGGTTTAAGTACATAACCCCAAATACAAACATGTAACGGGTAACTACCTAATATAAACACTACCAATACTTTAAGGTACTTGACCCTATTATAGTAACCCCCTTATGACAGTGCTTTCTACATTACTGAATGCCCCCAGAACGCACCACAAGTCTCTTAAAGTACTCAATCCATACAAACACCTAGCTATTAACAGAAGCCCGTACAGACACGTATAGACGCATATGACAAATAGATAAAAACGATCGATATCAGTTGATCAATAGGAAATATAGATCAATAATTCATCAACACAAAAAGGAGAAAGACAATGAAATTACACCTCATAGCACTTACGGCAGTACTGGCATTAGCTGGCTGTACAAACACACATCACGCATTCATGGATCACGCATACAGGGCAACCCTTGAGGGACACAGGATTGTAGTTTTTCATCATCATACTGATGCGTGGGGACGTGAATTTTACCGGCCACAATTTGAGACAGATTGCCGTTCAGAATTCGCCTATGAAGATAGGCCAGCAACGGGAGGTTGTTATATAGAGGCTTCACGTCTTACAGATATTCAACCCTTTAATAATGAAAGTAACCATGAGACTCTTAGTCCAACTCCTAGTAACCCGTGGCGTTATGTAGAAGTAAAAAGTAGTACTATTCAATTGTAATGATAATAAAGTAATACTAAAAACCATATTAAGGAGGTATTGTATAGGTGACTTTAAAACAAACTGAAAGGAACGCATAATGGGCTTAACACAGAAACAGCTAGACGAAATTTTCGATTTTATAAAAAATAGCAAATTCGAATCAATGTCACATACTGATATAGATGATAATGACTATAGCGTTACTGCTACTGAAATTGATGGGATTAAAACTTTAACATTTACAAGTGTGAAAACACTAGATCAAACTATCTACGATAATACACATGGTATGTGGGAAAAACTCTAAATTAAAAAGTACTAGTATTTTTTACAGGTACTAGTACTTATACTCGCTTATTAATACATTCATGGAGAGAAGAGGTATAAATTGATAACACTTGACTCAATTTTGAAAATAAAAAATGATTACGAATTCAAAGTACATTTCGCTGTATACAATGGTGATGAAGAACCCTTAGATGTGTTTGTACGTGATAAAAGCGAGTGGCAGGGTTGGAATGAATATAGAGATGGTAAGAACGTCTTTAACAGAAAATATATTTTTAGTTTAATAAGATTTTATCCTCAGCAAAATAGATGGCTATTCGGTGGTATATATGAAGTCATCAATACAAAAAATGATGGTTATGAACTAAAGTTACAAGTACTACATAGTGATCTAATTGGCAGGCTTCTTATTAAACACGCAGGGCCAGGAGCAAGAGGTAGATCATTCTTCTTCGAAAAACACTATACAAATATGGAAGTTGCCGAGATATTTGAGTATGAGTACTCAGGAGAAACGTTCTGCGGATTTGATAAAATAGAGCATTCATTTGATAAAATAGAACATATTATAAGAAACCAACGTCTAGATTGGAAAACTGCCTTACTTAATGTTAAAGGTGTTTACCTGATCGTTGATAAATCAAATGGAAGAAAATACGTAGGGTCTGCCTATGGAGATTCCGGTATATGGTCACGCTGGAAGTGTTATGTAGATACAGGACATGGATGGAATGAAGGCATAAAACAAGTGATAGCAGATGCTGGTATTGAATATGCTAGACAAAACTTCCAATTTTCACTATTAGAGTTTTATTCTATGAGAACTGATGATCAATTGATTATCGACAGGGAGCAGTACTGGAAACGTGTTCTATGTTCCAATACATTTGGATATAATCGTAATTGAATAGTGAAAGTACTAATATCTGATGGTAATATTAGTACTTTGAATATGATTAATGATCGAAGCTAAAGATATCATCAACAGGTTTTTCTAATGCTTTATGTTTAAGTGTTATATCTTTCCATAATTCATCAAGGCTTAAACTCTGGTCTATGTACTTTCCAAAATGCTTATGTGCCCAAATAATCGAAGGATCTTGTTGAAAGAATCGAACATGTTCCCATGACTTATTTGAGTAAATCGATATTTCAGCTAGGATTTCTTTTATACTATTATCTTTCATTGAGATGCCATATCTAATACTGTTATCTACTTTTCTATGAAAAGCTACAGCATCATAGGTGAATTTTTTTACATTTCTTTCAATATCAATTTTAATTATATTAGATGTATGATTTAAAGGCAATGTGAGTAGATCAAGGTGAAGTCGATCTTGTTGTGATTTGAGTTCGTCGAATTCCGTTAGTAATTTAATTGCGTACTCAAAAGAATTACTATGTTTACGTTCAGATAGCCAGTCATTTGCTTTATAAGCAGCAAAGACAGCAGCAATAGCCATAGCTATATTACTTAAAGCAATAATTACATCTGAAGTTGTACCGAAATCCATCACATGATCCTTGTTAAAAATTGGAAGTACGCCAGCAACAAGCACAGCAGTTATAGCTATTAGAAACCATTCTGTTTTACGCATAATGAACCATCAAATTTTTATCATATAATATCCATGATACACTAAAATCCAAAGTTCTAGAAAGTTTCTTCCTAATTTACTGTTGAAGTAGTTTATAAAATTTGGTTCAAGTCAGTGGCTAAAGATATAATGAAAAAATATTGACTCAGAGGAATATGATGGACTTAACACAGCCCAGAATTCTTGAACTAATGCAATTGACCCAGTTCACTCTAGATGAACACGAAAGAAGGTATATCATACGTACAAGGAACCAGCCAACAAGTGAGTACATAGAATGGTTAGCTACTAGGCGTATGGTTTTAGCATCTCCTAGTACTAGAATCAGTAAAAAATTTAGCTATTACTTTAATGAGGTGAATTATGAATATTACAAAGTTTGTAACCGAGTATAAAGATGTTATTACAGTAACATTCAGTACTCTATCATTGTTAATAGCTTGTACATCTTTATATTTTTCAGTGAGGAATAACATTAAGGATAAAGCAAGGTTAATGATAGTCGCAAAATCTTGCCTTCATCCAGTCTATGATGGAGTATATAAAATCGAAATTACTGTAACCAATGTTGGAAGAAGAATAGCAGCCTTAGAAGGGTTAATCTGTCATTATGAACAAGGATATAAATCTCATACCAATCGTAAAGACGGGCTTTTCCTTAAAGAAAAAGAGAGGGTTACACTTTTCATCGATCGGGGAGACCTTGTTTTAAACGGGGAGGAAGGTGAAGTATACCAATTAGAAGATATAACAGTAAGAGATAATGAACATCGGGAGTATAAAATTAATAACTCAAAAGAATTGGTAGCTAGATTATCAAAAGGCTTTTAATTATCTTTCTATTGCTTATGAAAAAAGATATTATGTCATTTGAAGTGCTAGTGGTCACCTCGTGAATACGGGGCGTTGAAATGAGGTGACCACTAGTTTAAAAAAAACTAGTATTGAGGTATGTATGAAAATTAATTATGGTGTTAATTCTGTTGTTGATTTTACTTATATAATGGAAAGCGAAGGTGAACCAGATATTACAATTAAAGGGCAGGGTAAAATAGTAAGTATTGAGCAAAATGAAATACATATTGAGCCAATGAATATAACTATAGATGGCAAACATAGAGATGACGTTCAAAGCAACCAAATAATAAATCACGAAGATATAACTGATGTTGTCAAGTTTTGACTAAAATTCATCCTGTGAATAATCTAAGTACAGTATAGATAATCATTTCTGTACTTAGATTAGTTAAAAACTTATATTTCCCGTCATTGAATCGAATCCATTCTATCAGTACTAAGATAAATACAACTAATAGTACGCCATCATATAACACTCTCAGACGCACTGTAAGCCACTCTATTTAAAGACGAGCAATTATATCAATATATATAAATAATGCCGTACAGAGCGTTATAGAACGCCGTAGGTACTCCAGCGGGGGACTATTGTTCGCGTATTTTAACGACACTTTAATTATTTTATATATGAAGAATTTAGTACCTACAAAACATAATAATAAGTACTGGAAAGGATTCCAATGAAAACCACTCGAACGAATAAAAGTAATCTCACCGTAAGCTACTCCGAACTATCCCGTCGATATGGTTATGACGTTTCGATCATCAGCCGTGAATGGGTAGAGCGTGGCCTCGATTGCTCAAAGACAGATGCTGAAATCAATCAATGGATTCTTGATAATGTAATGAATCCCCTGAGACATACGAACACAAAAGAACAAATTGAAAAAGAACGATTGGCTAAACTCACAAGTGAAAGGCAGTTAATAGAAATAGAACTTGCTGAAAAGATGGAAACAGTTGTCAGTACTGAATACATTGAACAGGTACTTACGGCATACCTACATAAAATAAAAACTTCAATACGTTCAGTACCAAATAAAGTCTATCTAGAATTATTCGCACAGGAAGATGCGAAAGATCTACGTGATCTATTAAAAGAAGAAATAGATAAAACATTATATGAGTTGGGTCAAATGGATTTTGAACAACTACCAGAAGACATGGAAGTATTAATAGATGAAGACAAATAAACAGAAATCGAAGGATCTACTATCGAGGATTCAGAAGACGATACAACCGCCAAAGATTCAGAAAACATCTGAATGGTTAAAAGAAGGTATCGTAAAATTTGTTGATGGATCAAATGCCGGTCAGAATTGGACACTATTTAATTTTCAAGAAGAACCCGTAAACATTGCTCAAGAACGAAATACAAAGAAGATAGTACTCCAATCGTGTTCCCAATTACTAAAGACGGTTGTACTCCAATCTATTGCGTTCAATATCATTGCCAATGATCCCGCTAACTTTGCCTTTGCCTCTTCAAGTGGTACTGAGATTAAGAAATTTAAATCGGGAAAGTGGGATCCTGCTATAGAAGCATCTCCAGTACTCTCAGCCTTAATCACAGATAAGAATGATAAAGCAGCAGCGAACAATCAAAGCCAAACGCAAATGATCAACGGAACATTCATCTATTGGTTAAACTTAAATGTACCTACTAATCTTCGTGGGATCACATGTAAGACAGTACTATTAGATGAAGTCTCAAGCGTTGAAGAAGACGGTACACAAGGCAATCCGATCAAGCTGGCCGAAGCAAGGACATCTGTTTTTGGAGATGATGCCCTAATAGTTTGTGCCAGTACGCCATTATATCAGAACGATTTAATCAATCGTGAATATCTAATGAGTGATCAAAGGCGTTTCTTTGTTACGCATACTTGTGGGCATGAATATACTTTTGAATGGGAACAGGTAAGTTTTAAATTTAAGCAATTAGAGAACGGTAGAGGAATACCAGACAGTACTACCGCAAAATTAATATGCCCGAATTGTAATGAGCAGATAAGTGAACATAACCGCCACCAAATGGTAAGTAAAGGAAAGTGGATTGCTACCAATACACAAGGTGAGAAGGGCGTAGTAGGTTATCAAATTAGCCGTATGTACAGTCCATTTACCTCAATTGAATCAATAACAGAAACATACGCCGATGCCTTGTATTCATTCAATTTACAGACATTTTATAATAATGAGTTAGGTATTCCATTCTCAAATGAATATGAAAAAGAACTTGAATTAATACTACTAGAAAATCTAAGAGATGATTCGTTTAACATTCATGCTATTCCAGAAAATGCCCTTGGTATTGTAATGGGCGTTGACCAGCAACTCGATAGACTCGAATGTACAGTACTTGCTTTCGATGAAAAGAATATTTGGGTACTTGGTCATGAATTCTTTTATGGGCATGACTGTACAAAGATTGAAAGCCAAGCTTGGGCAGATTTAGACAAATTCTGTAAACAACAATTCAAAACAAATTCAGGTCGTGACATTCCTGCTCTTGCCGTTTTCGTCGATTCTAGTAATGGTAACGCAACAGATACCGTAAAACGATTCTGTACACGCTGGGAAAGATACAGCCCAATCAAAGGTGCCAGTACTACTACGTGTGAATTATTCCGTACTAGTACCAGTGCGGGATATAAATTACAGGTATTGAATGTACATGAAGGGAAAACCACTATTCGTAAATTACTAAACATGATGATTAGTGATGATCCCTCAGTGTCTGCGACTCAATTACATTTCTCTAAATCATTACCCCATGACTACTTTGAGCAGTTAAATAGTGAAGTACTCAAGCCGGTCAACGGTCGATTACAGTGGCGGCTTAAACAGGGCGTGTCTAGAAACGAAACGTTGGATTGCCTCGTATATTCAATGATTGCCATTCAATACGCCGTTAGTAAATTAGGTACACATCAGCCTTATAGAAAACTACGAGAGTACAGGGCAATCCTGAAAGATAAAGATAAATACACCGAAGAACCTGTCATTCAGGAAAAACAAATAATAAAGCCCGAACCAAAACAAGCACCTAATAAACCGTCAAGAAGAATGGGAATTGGAAGGAATTGGTTTGGCAAATAAAAAGGAAGTTATATGCCAAATCTATTACCCGATAAGATATATATTTTATCAAATCCATACAATCAAGATGTAACACTACCGGCAGGAACTACATTAATAGTCTCAAGTACTAATACGGGTACGTCAAAAACTATTCGTAATAGTACTGATAATTCATTAGATACTGTCATTTCAATCTCAACAGATAAAGCTACTGATAAATTATTTTGTACTGTTATATCAAATACCGTCAGTACTTTTACGTGTGAAGTGATCAACCCTAACCTCTATACAAGTGAGTACTCAAAGCTCATAGAAATGATTAATGATATTGACACTGTTATTGCCTCTAAAGTATCCGGCGGTGGTGTGTACTCAATGACGATTAATAATAAGACTCTAGTATCTGAAAACTTATCAAGTCTTGAAAGTATGCGTACACGCTATGTACAGCGAGCTAATGTAATTTGGGGACAAATGACAGGTGAGCCTATTAACGCTCAAGGGCGTCCTATCAAATCAATCACAGTACTGAGAGATAATTATTCTAATAAATGGGGGATGCGTTAATGTTTTGGAAAAGGAAAGAAATACCCGCACCGCCATTGCCTCAGACAAGAAAACCAATACCAGTACCGAGTACTTTAAAGCGTGACCTTAATAATATTCGTACAGGTAGTAACTCAATTATGAACTTCGGTTTCTCAGGTTCAGGTAGTAGCAACAGCATCAATAATGTGATCCGTTGGTACTTGCCAGAATTCCGCGAGATTAGTCGTACAATGGCATTACACAACCCAATTGCCCGCAAGTACGTGAATTGTTCCAATGACGGCGTAGTTGGTGCTCTGGGCGTTTACATCAAACCACAGGTGGAGTTAGACCTTCCACAAGAAGAACTACATGTAATCAATCAGCAGTTAGAAAAGCTATGGGATCGGTTTGCCTATAATGCCGAATGTTTTGCTATTGATGGTCAGTTAGATTTTTCTAATTTCCAGCAAGTACTGGAAAAATCCCGTGTAATAGATGGTGAGGCATTTGTACGTATCCATACTATTAAAGGACAGATCAAAGTTGAAATCATTGATGCTGCGAGATTAACACAACAAAACAATCAATTATTGGGTAATGGTAACTATATCAGTAATGGTATTGAATTCGATAAGTACCATAAGCCGGTAAATTACTATTTCTGTATCTATAACCCAACTACATATACTTTTGATACATCAAGCTATGAAATTATTCCGGCCTCTGAAATATGTCACTACTTTGTAACCGATACAGTAGGACAAGAACGTGGAATTCCTGATTTTGTCGCAACTTCTGAATTACTAAAAGATTTAAAAAGTTTTACAGAAGCAACTATTATCGCTAAACGAATTGCTGCCAGTAGCATGGCGTTTATATCAAATGCTTCTTCCGATACGGACACAATTAATCTAGCAGAAAATAGTAATGATACTACTGGGATGTATTCAGAATGGTTAGAGCCTGGGGCAATATTCGAGCTAGGTAAGGGACAAACTATCAGTACTGTTAACCCGCAGGCAGGTGTAGATAAGATTACAGAATTCAGTGATGAATTAATGAATCAAATTAGTATGGGTTTAAATATTACTAAGCAATCCTTAATGGGTGATACAGCTAATGCGTCTTTTTCTGGTGCTAAATTAGCCGAGAGGTTACAAGCCACAACGTTTAATACAAGAACGAATCTCTTAATCAACAAAGTACTGAAGAAGATCTATGTAGCTTGGTTGAAGCAAGAAATGCTTAATAACAATAGCCTTAATCTTTCTTTCTCAGACTTTGATGATTTAATTTGTGCTCGTTATATCCCGCAGAAACAAATCAGCCTTGATCCAGTAAAAGAAATTCAAGCAGAGATAATGTTATTAAACGCAGGTATTAAGAGTAAAACGCAAATAATCGCCGAAATGGGCGGAGATCCACGGATTGTTTTTGAGGAAATAGAAAAAGAAAATACAGAAAGGAATTCAAATGGAATTGAAAAAGAATCAAACGAGGGAACTGACAGTACCGAATAATGCTATTGATAGTGTCAAACGTACAGTACAGCTTTCATTTGCCTCAGAGTTACCGGTACAGCGTGAAATAGACGGTGAAATCTATAATGAAGTACTCCTATGCGGTACTGATAATGTAGACCTTTCACGACTGAATAACAAAGGTGCCTTACTCTTTAATCATGACAGAGATAATCATATCGGGGCAATCATTTCGGCAACTATGGATAGTGATCGAATTGGTCGGGCATTAGTACAGGTCAGTAATTATGGTAATGGTATTGAAAAATTTGGAATGATTGAAGAGGGTACATTAACACATGTATCGGTCGGATATAACATCGATGAATACCGAATTGATGGAAGTACTATTTTTGTTACTTCATGGACTCCACACGAGATTTCATTAGTAACAGTACCGGCAGATGTATCGGCAGGTATTGGACGTTCTTTAGACGAAAGTATGAATGAAGAATTACTAAATAAAGATGACAAATCTATTAGTAAGGAACATTCAATGGATGAAGAACAGAAGTATGAATTAACGGATGAAGAGATTAAAGCAATTATTGCCTCACGTCCTGATCTAATCCCAACAGAAGCAGAAACTAAAGCAGAAGAAGAACCTAATGCTGAAAGTACTGAAGAAGCAACGGATGAAACAGAAGCTACTGAAGAACCAGAAGCTGAAGAAGATGTAAAACCAGAAGAAGAAGAACGTAAAAGAGAATTAACTTCACTGGGTAAAGTACTGAATATTGATATTTCGGATGCGATTACTAAAGGAATTAGTGTCTCCGAATTTAAAAGATCAATTAGTGATTTAAAAAATAAAAATGATAAGGATATCAAAATGGAAAAAAATGTAATTGGCGAACTTATTCGCTCTCTAAGTTCTGGTTCAGAATTCACGGGCAAACGTACTGCCAATGGTTATGAAATTCCAGTAAATCAGTTAGTACGTACCAGTACTACAGTCGGTGGTACAGCTCTTGTTAAAGAACAATATATTGATTCTTATATCGATGTGTTGCGTGCTAATTCCGTATTCGCACAATTGCCAGTACAGATGTATACCGGCCTTGCTGGTGAAGGTAATTTAGTAATTCCAAAACTTTCTTCTAACTTTGCTGATATGTTCAGTTTCGTTGCTGAAGGTGCTAATTCTCCATCCGTTGATGCTGTTTTTGAAAAGATTACCATGTCACCTAAAACCTTTACCGGTTCAGTACCTTTGACTCGTACTCTGATTCAGTCCGCAGCTACCGCAGAACGTTACGTTCAGGATGCGATGGTTAAAGGTGGTGGTTTGAAATTGGAATCTCTGATCTTGAATCAAGTAGTCGCAGCCGCTCCGGTTCAATCTGTTACTGCTTATAATCAAGACACTATTCAGGCTGCTCTCGCTACTCTGGGTGATGCTAATGTACCGATGTCTAACGTTGTAGCAATAGTTTCCCCACAGATGGCAGCTACTTTGAAATCAACCCTCGTTGGTGGTAACACTACTGCTAAATTTATGATCGACGGCTTCCGTGAAGATCAATGGTTGTGTGACAGTGTTAAAGTAATTATCAGTACTCAAGTAGCTGATGGTCAGATTTTGTTAGGTGATTTTTCAACAATTATTTTAGCACAGTGGGGATCCGTCGAAATCGATAATGATACAACTACTCAGCGTGCTAGTGCTGGCGTTGTTCTGCGTACCTTCTCTTATATCGATCACGCAGTAGCACATAACGAAGCTTTCTTAGTAGTTAAGGCGGCCTAATTATGAGGCATTTTGAAACGTCACAGTGTGATCAGTTTCTTGATGCCTTTGGTGAAAATGTTTTTACCTCTAATGGGAGTTTCTTTAAGGCGATCTTAGAGACGCTCCCATTTTTAATTGAAGGGGCAAACATGATCCAAGGTGAAGAAACTTATCTAAGTACTAAGATTGAAAACATTCAAGATATCGGGGCAGTACTGACAATTAAGAATACTGACTATGTAGTTTATAACGTTGTTAACGATCTCAGCGGGATGGTTGATATCTATTACCGCACACAGGATGGTCAATCATTCGCGGAGGATTACTAATGGATCTAGTAAGCAAAGTACGGCAGACAGTCAAAACACTAATCAATGCCTCAAAAAATATGAAAGTAAGCCGTGAGGTTGATGTATTCAATGAATTAGCATTTAACTTCAGTATGGAAAGTACTGACTATAGTACTCAAAGACAGATGGGTACTTTTACAATTCAGTACTTAATATCTCCAAAACCAGACAGTACTAATACTGCTCCCAGTATTACCTATGACCAAATAATTTCAGCTTTTGACGCAGGTAAGGCACAGGCATTTAAAAATGCTGGTCTTATTCTTGTTTCTTATAGCTACGAACAAAGTGATATTTTAGTTGATCCTACAACTGGATCGGTAAGTTTGACATTCGGCATAAATATTCAAGTCACGGAGAGAACAAGAACATAATAAGGACATACAATGGCAGACATTTTTTCAGGTAATGAGTTTTCATTCTCATACAACGAAGATACGGGGAACAGATTACCAAAAGCGATTTCAAATATTGAAATTGATGAACTTGCGGCATTTCCTGTACTCGCAATATCTTCAAGTACAACAGCAGTTGAAACATACGATAGTGAATATCAAACTAAACTCTTATCAGAACAGGATGTTCAACCGATAGCTATTGTCGTTAATTATATTCCAGATAACAGTACACATGAATTCCTTGATGAAGCTACTGATAAAAGTACTGAATTTCAATTAGTATTGACCTACAATTCTGATGAAGCCACTAGTCAAGTATTTTACGCTATCGTTAATGGTGTTATCACAGGGGAAAGTGTATCAGGTGATCAAAATTCAGTACTGACAAAAACCTATTCATTCCAGCCAACTGAATTAGTTACTCGTTCTACATCACAGGTAGTCGGGGCACCACTTTCACAAGGTGATTATGGAGTTGGCTCAAACACCACGATTATCCCACAGTACGAAACAGATACACCAAGTGGTAACGCATTCATAAAAGTACCGGCAGCTACTCCATCTAATCCAGCAGGTACGGATCTTATGGGTATCGGTATGGTAGATGCTACGGATACAAGTGCCCTTGTTACGACAAAAACCGGTGCTTTAAACGTTTATGCCAAGAATCAAACAACGGCATGGACACGCATCTATACCGTAACTCAAAGTGACAGTACCTATGTTCCCTTAACCAGAACGGTTAACGGTCACGCCCTTAATGCCAATGTAGTAGTTACTAAAGCTGATGTAGGTCTTGGTACTGTTACTGATAATCCTCAACTGAAGATCGCCAGTAATCTATCCGACCTGGCTAACGTTGTAACGGCACGAACAAATCTTGGTCTTGGTACAGCAGCAGTACAGAATATTGGTACTACAGGATCAGTGATACCACTATTGAGTACTGCTAATACTTGGTCAGGTGTCCAAACCTTCATAGGCCGCACTTTCATTACTAACCTTGCCAGTACAACAGCAGGTAGTTACAACGGCACATCAAACGTATCTCTTGGTGTTGCCGGTGTTCTTCCATTAGCAAACGGAGGTACAGGCGGCTCTACAGCAGCACTGGCACGAACTTCTTTGGGGCTTGGTACAGTCGCGACTGTTAATATCGGTACAAGTGGGGCAACAATCCCATTACTGAGTACTGCTAACACTTGGTCAGGTGTACAAACCTTCAATACTCCAATTGCTATTACAAGTGGGGGTACTGGGGCAGGTACGGCAACTGATGCTTTAATAAATCTAGGTGCTTTGCCGCTTTCTGGTGGTGTCATTACAGGTAAGACGACCGTCAATAATAATATCCACGTAGTTACTCAAACGGGTAACGCCGCCGCCGTCACCGCAGGTACTGAGGTTGATGTTTTTTACGCCGGAACCAATTCTTTAGCGTTAGGTGATACAAAGCAAAAAACGTTAATACGGGGTAACGGGTTGCTTTCACACGGCAATGAAGTAGCGACATATGATGTCTACACGACAGGTAACAAACCTTCTGCTAACGATGTCGGTGCTTTACCTATCACGGGCGGAACATTAACAGGTGCGTTGGTTGGTACAACTTTATCACTTGCCACGGCATTACCTGTCAGTAGTGGCGGTACGGGAAACACTACAGGAACAGTAGCAGCCCTCACCACGGCAAGAACTTTTGTAACTAATCTTGCCAGTACTACCGCTGTATCGTTCAACGGTACGGCAAATAATAGTCATGGGGTGACGGGAATTTTGCCTATCGGCAATGGGGGTAATGGTAATGCTATCGGTCTTGCGGCATCGGCAACTGTTTTAGCTACAGCACGCACATTTGTAACTGACCTTACGAGTACAACAGCCGGAAGTTTTAATGGTAGTTCTAACGTTACACAGGGCGTTTCCGGCATTCTCCCACTTGCGAACGGCGGTATAGGCAATGATACTGGTACGGCAGTAAACGTCTCTGGAATTGTCGCACTAGCAAATGGTGGAACAGGGGCAAGTACAGCAGCCGCCGCACGTACTACTTTAGGTGTCGCATATGGGGCAGCAGCCGGTACGGTAGCACAGGGTAATGATACCCGTTTGAATACTGTGGATGGTAAGACAGGTGGGACTGTAATCGGAACAGTTTCTATTACAGCCGGGAGCACTTTGGGCGTAGCACCGTGGCAAACCACATCAAACAACTACATCAGGCTTGGTAACACAAGTAGCGATTCGACAAGTGGGAATTTTGTCAACAGCATTGCGGGGGGTTACTATACTGGTAACTGGTCGCTTGGTGGTGTTAGGGGGTCTGGAACAGATCTTCTTTCTGTTCAGCTAAACGTGCTGTCAACATCTGGTGGATCATCTGCTGGTTTTTCTTTCTTCCCGAATGGAAGAGTTCAGGCTTCAAGTTATATCCACTTGGGAGGGCGAGTTGTTGGATACACTGCGGTTAATTCAACATACTTAGAGGTAAGTGTTGACGGATCGGCTAAGGGAATTAACTTCTTTGATTCTGATTTAACATTAAAAGAAAATGTGATTGATGCTAATGGTCAAAAATCATTAGATATTATCGAAAACATTAGACCCGTATCATATAAGTTCAAAGATTATACTTATAAAGTTACTGAAAAAGATGAGGAAGGTAATGATGTAGAAGTAGAAAGAATACAGAAAGGTGATGCTCACCAGTTTGGTGTTATTGCTCAAGAGTTTGAACAACTATTACCAGAAGGTGTAAGAACAAGTTCTGATGGTAAAAAATCATTAGATCCTTTAGAAGTACTCGGACTATTACTAACAACTTGCCATGAACAACAAAAAATGATTCGCCAATTACAAGATGATGTTAAATCACTTAAAGAATAAATAAATACAGTCGGGGTAAATGACTTGCCCCAATACTTATATAAGGACATAAAATGGACATTTTCTCAGGTGCCAATATTACCGTTGAAGTTGGGACGGCTGGCAGTACTCTAGCAACAGATTTTAAAGTAGTGCCAGAAGTAGCGGCATTTACAACTTCAGGCTTTGAATCAACAGTAATTGATGTAGTAACTTTCAATAGTGCTTTCAATCGAAAACTATTAGGTACTAAATCTATTCCCGATATCGATCTTACCGTTAACTATATTCCTGATGATGTAGTACATCAGCTTTTAGAATCACTAGCCGATGAGCAGAAACGTTGTCAGATTCGCCTCTCCTATTATGAAGACGCAACTAAGACAGCAGGTTTCTACGTCGTGTATACCGCGTTTATTTCAAGTACTACAATCGAAGGCGACAAAGACGCAGTAGTTACTAAGAAATTCACTTTAGCAGTTGATGGTGGTTCACTCGCTAACGGCGTATTACCAATAGTTTAATATTAGAATAATAATTATAAATAAAGGGAAGGTAGATAATCTACATTCCCTTTTTTATTGGAGAACAAAATGAATTTACAAGAACTGAAAGCGAAACTTGCCCCGAAGCTACACAAGTACGAGATTGAAGGATTTACTATTAACATTCATCGCCCTTGCGGTCGTGACATTGAAAAGTGTGATTCAGCCACTAACACAATAATTATCTGTACAAAAGACGAGAACGGAGATCCGATTTTCGCAAATGAAGATATCGATGGGCGTATTAATGTTAACAGCATTGATTTTACTTTCCAGACACAAATATATAAAGCAATTCTAGAGTTACTGAATATTGATAAGTCGGATGAAATCGAAAAAAAATAAGAAGCGAACCACGTTTACAGTACTATCTAAAGATGGTTAATAAGCGGGGATTCGCACCCAATGAAGATATAGATCCTGATTTATTCGATTACTTAATGGTTTACGATACCTATATCGAACCGTCAGGAACGAAGATGGATATGCTTTTCCATTCGTACAAATGTTATACGGCGACACTAAACAATCCCAATATAACAAATGATTTACGCCAAAAACTTAAAGTAACTGATTTCGATTTCCTGGAAATTCTTGATTCTCAAAATTTAAGTACTAAAGAACGTCATGAAAAGCGTGAGAAAGAAAAACAAGAAAAACAAAGCAATGATATTAAATCATTAGGCGAACAAATTAAAAAGATGGCAGGGAAGAACAATGGCAAACAATAAGATTAGATTTGATATAGATGGAAATGCCAGTGGTCTACGACGAGCATTAGCAGGGGCAGGGAATAATATTTCTGATTTCGCTAGTGAAAGTGGTGAACTACTTGGCGGCTTATCGGGACAGTTTGGTGATTTAACATCTAGGATTGGTGGTTTAGGTACTGGAATGGCAGGAGTAGCCGGTGGACTCGGATTATTAGCCGGTGGAGTAACCGCTTTAGTACTGTCATCTAATGAGTACGTTAAAACACTGAATGAGATATCACGTTCATCAGGTATATCAGTTACTGAATTACAACAATTACAAACTGTATTTCAAGGCTTAGGCTTAGATATGGAAAAGTACGGTGATATTAACCGTGATGTACTTGATCATCTTGGTGATGCTTTCCGTGATGGATCCGGCCCAGCAGCAGATATGAAAGCCTATGGTCTAAACCTTAAGGACTTTAACAAATATCTAAATAAAACTGATGGTGGTATTAAGGCATTAGCTACTGCGTTTTATGATATGAGAGCCGCAGGCAAAAGTACCGCAGAAATTACCAATATGTTAGAAACTATGGGGTCTGATGGTTCTAAACTTGTCGATGTAATGAAGAATTACAGCAATGAAACAGATTTAATGAATGCTATATATAGTACTCACGCACAGCTAACAGATGAAAATGCCCGCAAGTACCAAGAATTTGATAAGCAAATAACAAATATCAGTACTAGTTTCACTCTTTGGAAAGCCAATGCGTTAACACCGACGATTGTAGAACTGAATAAAATACTAGATGTTATGAATGGTGATAAATGGACTAATAATAGTTTCATGGACATGATGCGAGAGTTCTATTATGGCGGGGATAATGCGATATCTCAGGGTTTAAGGAAATTAGATGGAGTACAGGAAGTTGGCTATTCAATTAAAGCAACGGCAACTCTTGATGCTCAAGCACAATCATTACTAGATTTTGTTAATAACAATACCGGCGATAAAGCAACAAAAGATAAAATTCCTGTAGGAGGTTGGGTAGATAAGGGCAAAGAAGAAGCAGCGGCTAAAGCAGCACAGGCGAAGAAAGAAGCAGCAGCAAAAGCGGCGGCAACTAAAGCCGAAACGCTTGCTAAGAAAACGGCAGATGATCGAATCAAAGCACAGGATACATTGAACAAAGCTATTTCAGATATGACGATTGAAAGTAATGCCCGTCAATTATCAGAATTCGACCGTCAACAAAAAGCTTTAGTACTGTCAATTCAGAAATCAGCTGAAACATTAGGATTAAGTCAGGGACATCTAACAGGTTTATTAAGCCAACAGCAGGTATCTAGTACTGCTAAACGCAATGATATGGTTAATGGAATGATTGGCTATACGGATCCTAATCAAGGGCTTAAAGATACCAATAGTCTAATTTCCAGCGGGGGTTTGAATAAACAACAAAGCGGGTATTTAGCAGATCAACAGAATCAAAGAATCAACGGTGATAATCCATTCAATTACGACAATACAGATCAGTTACAGCAACAAAATACTGAAGCGATGAATCTGGAGTTAAAGCAGAATGAAATGCTTCTTCAGGGGCATGAAGATTATGAAAAGAAAAAACAAGAAATCACCGCTAAGTACAACACACAGGCATTAACTATTGCTAATAAGAACAAGCTCGATCAACTGTCAGTGTTCAGTACAGCAGCTACTTCTTTAACCGAAGGTTTAACAGCAGCTTTTGGTGAAAGCAGTGGGGCAGCAAAAGCCGCCTTGCTTGTACAGAAAGGTGTGAGTATGGCAATGATCAGTATGAACCTTGCTACAGCGTTATCCAGTGCTTTGGCTACGCCTTTTCCAGCTTCATTAGCCGCGTATTCTGAAGTACTAACACTTGGTATGTCATTAGTCAGTACAGCAGCAGGTGCTACATCTGGACAGTTCCACGGCGGTGTTGATGAATTACCGTCCGGTATGGATAACAAATCATTTGTACTTAAAGCAGGTGAAAGGGTAGTTCAACCCGAAGCCAATAAAAAGCTCACAAAGTTTCTTGATAATCAAAGTACTAATAAATCAAGCGGGGATATTACCGTAAATGCTCCCCTATTAGTACAGGGAAGTACTGGAGATGAAGATGCTAAATTCACCGAAATGTTAAAGAGACATCAAAATAGCGTTGTTCAGGCGGTGCGTAATAGTCAGCAGAGGAATACATAATGACAACATTTAGCAATAAAATAAAAGTAAGTAATTTTATATTAAAGAGTGTTGAACCTGCTTACTCAAATCAAACATGGACAGGTCAACGGATCATTCGTAGTACTGGCATCCAGTACTACACATTGAATTTCACATTGAACTTTAATATTAAAGATAGAGCAGAAGTAGGCAATTTTCTTGCCTTGTACAGTCAGGGTAAAACGTTTCGATTACCCCTAGGACATTTGAGTACATACCAAGGTACTCAGACGGGTGGTTTAGTTGCTTCTACGGCAGCAGCGAAGGGCACTAGAGTTATTACGGCAACGAATAATATGGGTGTAGGTGAGTTATTACAATTCACTAATCATAAAAAGATTTATCGCGTTATTGACCGTACTGCTACAAGTTTAACGCTATTTCCCGCCCTTCAAAATACAGTACAGGCAACTGAAACTATTTTTTATAACAACCTCGTTATTGAAGCTGTACTAGATCCAGATAACGACTACAGCATGAATATTGAGAATGTTACTTTAATTCAGTTAAAGGCAATGGAGAATGTACAGTAATGGATAATTCAATTTTAACGAATGCGAACTTACTCAGTTATTGGAAATTAGTTCGTGGTACAACTAAAACAACACTATCAGTTACGGATTTAATGTCCCTTGGTGTACATGTAATATGTTGGGATGTTTTGCCGAAGGGGGGTTATAGTTCTTTTCATTGGACTGATTCCCTAATCGATATAGTACTGAATGGTACTAACTACATTAGCTTTCCCGATATTATTCAGGATTCATTACCTACATTTACAGAAGCTAAGGGAGTCAATAATGATGCCATTAACTTCAAAGTGAGTAATGTTACGGCATCAGTACGGCAGTTAGCTCTTGGTGGTTTTCTTAAAGATGCTCAGGTAAATATTCAGTTAGTTATTTTGAATCCCTACGACAGTACAGTACTTTATTCAATGCTTATGTTCAGTGGATTCATTGACTACGTTCAGGCGGTAGCAAGTCCTAATGATAGTAAGAATGAAATGACTGTATATATTAACTCAGTATATAAGAAACTCGATAGACAACCGCCTTTGTTAGCAGCTAATAGTGTATATCAATCCTATTATAAAAATGATGAATATTTCTCATTGCTAGGACAGGTGAATCAAGATCAAACATGGAGATACAAGTGATACATAATAAACTCATGGATATTATTATTGAATCGATGGAGCAGGAATATAAGTTAGGTACAAACGATTGTAATATTGTAGCACTCCGCATAGTGGATTTATTTGCCGGTACTGATTGGTCGAAAGTAGCAAAATATAAAACAATCAAAACCGGACTAAAACAACTTAATAAACTCGGTTTTGATAGTACTCAAGATATTATAAAACAACACTGCGATGAAGTGACTATCCCGATTGATGGAGACATATGGTTAGATGATGAAAATCACCTAATTATGGCAGTAGTAGCTTCAGGTCGTTTATTAGGTGTTAATGATAACCACGACGGGTTTGTACTGATCAATAAACATCAACATGGAAAGTATTACAGAACAAGGAAGGTTTAAATGGGTAGTTCAATTAGTGGTGGAGGATTTCTATCGGCATTGATAACGGCAGTTGTAGTAGCAGCAGCAGTATATTTCTCCGGGGGTACAGCATTAGCGGCAATTGGTTGGGGTGCGGCAGCCGGTGCGGCAAGTCTTGTAGCAACAAGTATGATGAGTCAGATCGGAGTTGCGGCGGCAGGGGATGTAACTGATACATTATCTAGAAGTACATCCCCACAAACGGGTTTGCCTGTAATATTCGGTGGTCAATTACCCCATAAGAATGGCGTAAGTGGTGGCTCATTTATATATACCGGTACTATTGTTCCTTGGTATAACGTACCCAATAGTGATTCTCAATATTTATTTTCTGAACAGGCTGTATGTTATGCGGGTGTAGAAAAGAATATTAATCAGATTTATATCGATAATGAACCTGTATTGGCAGTACCAATAACAGCAGACGGTATTGTTGATCCAAATAGTATCAATCCTAAGTACCGTCCATATCTTCAATTAGAAGTACGTTTTGGTGGTGATTATACAAGTACTAAAAGTTTAGCCACTCAGTATGCCGGATCTAAATGGACCGATAAGTTTCTTGGTAAGGGTATTGTATCAATCAGTGCTGTTATTAAGAAAACACAAACAAGTTTAGAACAAAACATTCTTGTCAACGATCAGTTCACAATGACCTGTGAAATGAAAGGTCAGCAAATATTTGATCTCAGTACTGGTACTACGTTTGCCACGTCGAATCCACCGTCAATCATCTATGATTATATGACTAATGGTATATATGGGATGGGTATAGATCCTGGCCTAATCAATTTAAGTACTTTCCAAGAAACGGCACAGTACTGTGTACAGATGGAGTACTATGCGAACGGTTCTATTAGTTACAGTAAGACTTATAAAGAAAATATTGAAGCAATCCTACAATCATTTGGCGGTATTCTTCATCTTCATTCAGGTCAAATCTGCCTTACAACGGATCGTAAAACTTTATCAGTTGCCTCGTTTGATGAAAATACAATGTTTGGTGAAGTACAGGTCAGTACAGCAGGGTTTACGGATTATTTTAACAGTGTTGATGCTACTTACACTAATCCAGATAGTATGTACGCTACAGACGTTCTACGAATTCCATCAGATATTACAATCGATGAAGCAATAAAAACAGATGGGCAAGTTATTACATTAAGTCGGGATTATAGCTGGGTTTACGATACTGACGTTCTAACCTCAATGGTTAACGCCGATGTATTGAAAGCAAAGTACTCACTACGTACTGTTACCTTTACTACGTCTGAAGGTTGGGACTTGAAGGTATGGGACTCGATCAATGTATCTAATACTGAATTATCTATTTCAGGTAAGTTTAAAGTACTGTCTAAGGATGTTTATTCAGATCAAGAAAACGTTGGGTACTGTGCTATTACATGCCTTGAATATCCAGATGCGATATTTGACGGTACTGATGCTGGTGTATGGAGTCCTTCAGGTAGTATTAGTTATTCAGCTCTTACAGTACAAGCCCCGACTAATTTAACTGTTAATCGCAAGGGTAACATGACAAGCGGATCAGTCGTTGAAATGGACTGGGATGCTTCAACAGATGCTTATCTACGCGGTTACTATGTATATTATAAATTATCAAGTGCTTCTAACTGGACATTCACGGGTAGTACAAGTACTCAACAAACCAACTTCGAAATATTCAGCCTAACAGATACAGATCAATATGATTTCGCCGTAGCAGCTTATAATAACCTCGGCCTTATCAGTACTAAATTGACGCTATCTAATATTACAGCAGCATACAATTTCGCATTGCCTTCAATCACTGGGTTGAACCTTGTCAATAGTACTGTAAGTGCTGGCGTTACCGATAGCAGTGACTTTAATATGGCATGGAATAATCAGAGTAATTTAGTAGTGAATGGTAAAACATTCTCTCAGTACTTTAAAAACTATGAAGTGCGGATATATGACGGTGCTACGTTGGCTTATACATTTTATACACAACAGCCGTCATTTAGTTTTACATTTGAGATGAATGCCCTAAAGATCCGTAAACCTACTATTGGTGTTATTGCTAATGGGTTCACATCTGGCACGTACTCAGCAATGGTTAGTCTTACAGTAGAGAACAAACAACACGCATCAATGACAAGCGGTTATAACATTGCCAGTGGCTATAAAGCGTTGTTCTTGAATTGGGATGAAACTAAAATTGAACGGGATTATGCCGGTACTTATATTAGCATTCAAAATACTGCTACATCAGCCGTTACTGTAATGAACACTAATAGCACTCAATTTACTTCATTTAATCTTACCGAAGGTACATACAAGGTTAAATTAGCTCACTTTGATATCTTTGGTATTGATAATCTTAATTACACACCTGAAAGTACTATAGTCGTGAGTGGGGATTATTCATTCAGTCCTGAAGATGTGGATAATATTAATGAAATTCTTGAACTTGATGATCGGTTACAAAGCACATTAGATGATGCCGTGGGTATTGCCAATAGTAATACTAGTACTGTAGTCACTAACGCTACTAATAATATCAACGCAACCATCAGTGCTACTCAACAAACGTTAACTACTCAATTTACAACGGCAGATACGGCACTCAGTCAAAAGATTGATACAACAAATACAAATCTTGGTACTACAAATGCTAATGTTACTAGCTTAACGCAGACAGTCGCAAATAATAACACGGCTCAGAGTACTGCTATAACTCAACTTACATCTTCTGTTAATGACCAGTTTGGTAGTGTGAATACACAAATGAGTACAAAGGCTGATACTAGTGCTGTTAATAGTTCATATTCCATGAGCGTTAACGCAAACGGTACTGTAGCTGGGTTTAAACTACTTGCCAGTACTGGGGCGGTGAACACATCTGCTATCTATTTCACGGCTGATAAGTTCGTTATTGCTCCTAATTCAGGTGTTACTACTAATTCACGCTCACCGTTTACAGTTAGTGGTGGTCTTGTGTATTTGAATAATGCGGTTATTGCCACGGCGAGTATCGGTACAGCACTTATTTCTGACTCGAGTATAACGACACTTAAGCTAGTTGACGGATCAGTCACTACTTTAAAGGTTCAGGACGGAAGTATTACTAATGCTAAAATTGGTAATACAATACAGAGTAATAACTATAATCCTAATAATTCTGGCTGGCAGATAAACAAAGATGGTACTTTTTACATTAATGGTTCTGGCGGTACTGGCAGGATGGTTATTAATAATAATGTAATTCAAATTTTTGATAATAATGGAACCCTGCGTGTACGTATGGGTCTTTGGTAAGGGAATACTATGGCACAAGGTTTACAGTGTTGGGATGGGAGTGGAAGGATAGTCGTCGATCTGGGTGACTACAACATGCGGTATATGGGAAGTACTACCCTGTCTATCGCAGCAGGGCAGACATCATGGACAATAGCATGGGCAGGAATGCGTACAACAGGCTGGCTTCCAGTACTAGCCAGTACTCAATATTACAATGAGTTCTATTGTATCCCACAAAACGGCTCATTCGCCGTTCAGTACCTTCCTACCGGCGGGTCATATGCTCAGACATTAACCTTCGAAATTTATAAGTACGAGGTGTAATGATGAGCGGATTCGAGGTGTATAACTCAAACGGTGCTTTAACAATTGACAGTACAAATAAATCGATTGTTATGAGTGGCGTCAAAGAAATGGGTGGCCTTACTGATACGGGCTTCTACTTAGTACCATCAGCTTTTGGTAATGGTAGTTCTTTAGGCTTTTTACAGGCTAATTTCTTCCCTGCGAGTGGCTTAAGGTGGTTTCAACTCACGGCAGATGGGCGGTACTGTTTCCCAGGTGCGTCGATGTATGAGGCCGGTACAGGCCGGTTCATGCTAAGTAGTAATACAACAGGTTTAAGTTCTGGTTATCTTGATGTATTCGATGGCAATGGTCAGTTAATTTGGAGTGCGGCAAGTGCTGGAACAATGCCCAGAATAGCCGACTTTTTCACCATTCCAGCGGGTTATGACTTAGCCAATGTGATTACGCTCAACACTGCTTTTGCTAATCCGTGGATCTGCGTTTCTCAGTGTCCGGCAAACATCAGTGACGATGGAATTACGGGGGGGTATTCAGGATTAATGATCAAAAGAGTTAACAGTACTCAATTCCAATTACAGTATGTTAATAAGAATCAGAAACCATTTAGTACTGCTATGGGTAGTGGTGGCTTTCGTATTGCCCTAGCATATTTCACTAGTTATTAATAAATACGATAACAATAATAATTATAATAAGGCTTATAAAATGGATGTTGGAGTATTAATAGCTCTCATTATTGCTGGACTTACGTTCCTGTGGACATTATACAGAGATAAAAGCGGTGATACAGAAGAACTAATGTCACGTGTTGGAGATCTCGAAACTAAAGTACTAATATTTGAAAGTACAATAGATCGTTTAGCAACAGAACAAGATGAAATGAAAAAGTCATTGAAGTCATTAGAAGATCAGATTCATCAATTAGATTTAAAGATTGAACGTATTTTGACTATTCTTGAGAAATAATAGAGGGGACTTGATTGTCCCTTTTATTATTTGTTTTGTAGTTGCTTAACCATATCATTTAAACGGTTTGGTGTCTGCCTGTACCATAGACTGTCTTTGGCTTGTTTAATGGCTTCAGTGTAGTTATGTACTCGAAGTGCTTCGATCATCTTACGAAACTTTAAAACACCGTTATAACCCAATTGAAAAATCATGATGATCATGAAATCTTGCCAATCTTGCGGCAATACTAAACCTAAATTATTGTACTGAATTCTTGCCGTGCCAATATCTACATCAATAATTGTATCAGCTTCACTTTCACTAATACCATTCGTAAAGTTCTCAGTACTGATAATCAAATGCCCATAGCCAATAGTACTTTTACCTAATGAATCATTATATGGATAGAACTTACCATTTCTAAAGTACTTCAATTTTGTTTGATATGCCTTTGTGCCTTCATATTCCTTTATTCTTTCTTTTAAATCCATTTTTAATTACCCGTCATAAATAATTCCATATGGAGGTATTTATGAATGAATGGAAAATGAATAATCCCAATACTTGGGAAATAAATGATGTAACGAGCGGAAGTTATTGTGCTTTCGTATACATCATTAGATTCCCCGAAACAGGGGAGTTCTACATAGGTATGAAACATATCTATATTAAATTGAAAGACATTAAGAAACTAAAAGACAGCACTAAAGAAAGTAATTGGGCAGCATATACCGGAAGTAGTAAGAGTGTTAACGCAATGATTGATAGTGGTTTGGAATATGAAAAATCAATCTTGTGGTGTTTTTCAACAAGTAATGAAGCCGCACTAATTGAAACGGCACTAATCAGCATATTCGGGTTACAGTACAACAATTTGAATAAAGCTATTATGGTCAAGGCACGTCTCCCCCAAAATGGTAATCAATTATTTGGAGTACTACAGGAATTGATAGAGGATTTAAAATGAGAGTTAATACACGAATTACGGGTGTTGATGGAAGTATTCAGTACTTGAATAGGCAAGGGCAGCAATTAGGGGCAGAGTTTCAAAATGAGATTATTAAACGTGCTCGGGCGTTATCAGTACAGATTCAAAATGGCATAAGTACTTCAGCCAGAGGTGGTGCCGTGCCATTTACAAACAAAGCAGTACTATTTACTTACAGCAAATCGGCAACGGGAGTTAAGACGACTATTCTAGTCAAAGATCAACAGGCAAAGTACTTATACGATGTTCTTGTGAAACCTGATAACTTTTCTAAATTCATTCCTACGAGTAACGCAAGATTAACTAAGCAGGGTAATATTTCTGGATTTGCTGCGAATCTTAAAAAAGGCCGTTATAAGATCATAGAGCAGGGCGGTAAGAAACGTTTGATTGATACTAATCAGAGGAAGAAAAGCAAGCGTGTTATCGGTTTACGCGAAAAGAAAAAAAGAAAGATGATCTACGACTTCTATCAACACGCACAAGATGGAGCAATCCTAATATTCAAAGACATCAAAGGAACATTCAAAATAAAAAGAGGTTAATCATGTTTGAAAATCATTACGGTGAAAGTACTGCTTATATTACTTTAGAGGGAGTTACACCATTCGCCAATAGTACCCCAGTCGAAACTATATTTCTTGGTAAAAAGTTCACGAAGGAACTTCGCAAGAACAATATTACGTCTAATAGTTTTATGAATGTTTGCTATGAAAAGAAGCAGGCGTTTATTACGGGTTCAGTACTGGAATGGAAATTACGAGAAGATATTACTGATGTATATCTTATCGAGGAAAAGAAACTATTTGTTAAAGGCAAGAACTTTTGGGTTTATTGCGTGGGGATTATAGAATGCTAATAAGTACAATTATAGAGTTAGTGAAAACGGGTTTTTCATTCTTCACTAATAAGCAAGGTAGTGAAGTACAGGATAGGCGTGAAGGACAGCAGGAACAGAACAACATTACATTAGAAGAGACTCGCAAGGGCTTCACGTGGCGGCAGGCATTGGGCTATGTGCTCACATTTATTGTGTTCTACAATTTTGTAGTGATACCGCTGATCTCGTTGTTTGGTGTAGTACTGCCAGCGATACCACTTGATGAAGTATGGAAAGTACTGATAATCTTGATTGGCGGCAGTTAATTATTCTATGACTATGTTCTCGAAAATTTCTAATGATGAAGTAAGCACCTTTAATCTGCGACCAAAATTATTTTCAAATATGGGCTGATTTCCGTTTTTCTTTGCTTTATCATATTCATCTTCACTCATAAATTCACTATTCAATGCCATCCATATATGCCATGAATCTTTGTCTTCTGCTGTGGTAACATTTAATTCGAGCACAAGTTCATTTATACTTATCTTTTGTTGCTCAATTTTTTTGAAAATTGTGTCATTCTTGATTTTCAAGTAAATCATTATAGCTAGACCAACTTGATACTCCCATTTGTAGCCTCCCTGAACTGTAGAGTTCAATAATAACAATAATGAATAACACCGTTCAGCATCCCTCAGTGAACAGTTATTGGCCCTAAGTAGATATGCTAAATTATCAATTGATGTTTTGTAATTTACATCTCTTTCCTTAAGGTTTTTATCTATGTAAGTAAGGTATTTCTCTAGGGTATGCTGAGTGTAATTTTGTCCATTGAGTTGAGGTAGCGAGAACCAAAAATGTATAAACTTACTTAAATAAGTTTCAGAGTCTATTTCACCATATGTTTTCTTAATTATACTCTTATACTGCTCTTTGTTTACTGCGAGTACGAAGTAAATATTTTTAGTGTTGAAAACATGCTTAACTCTTTCAAGTAATTCTAATGAGTAATTCGGTCTTGCCCTGTCTAATTCATCAATAATGAATATTAATTTTTTATCTTTAGCTATTTCATATAATGTATCTTGAAAGTGTTGAAGTGCTTGATCCTCACTTTCGGAATCCTTTAACTTTTCTTCAATGAATGATTCAATGGGAGAGTTAATCGCTTCTTTTATATCATCACTAACATCTTCTAACAGTGTACCTTTTGCTGCTCCTAATGTAAGAAGACTAATTCCTATTTTAGCTGTCGTTTTTAACAATACCTTACCAATTTCTTTTGTTGCCTTCAAATATCTCTCTTTCAATTCTGGCTTGTCAATCATACCATATATGGAGGCTGAAATTGCTACGAACGGATCATTTTGGAAATCATTTTGGAAAGCATCAAAATAAACCACTTGGAATTCATTTCTTGATTCAATCTCACTTTTCCACATTTTTAAAAATGTGGTCTTACCATTCCCCCATGAATCATTTATAGCGATAACTAAATTTTCATCATCTGAGTTTCTAATCATATTCTCAAGTTGGATACTTAGTCTTTTTCTATTGAAAATATCATTGTCAGATGAAAAACCTTTTGAGTAATCGACTTCTGGTAAAGTAAGTTTCATTGTCTATCTCCCAGATAAATATCTCTTTAATAAGAGAATTTATCATATGGCAAAACTTACAAAAAAAGAAACAAAACTACACCAACAAGCTTTAGATCTGGTTCATTCAGATAAGCTTCTCACCTTCGATGAAAAAGAATTCATCCTTCAAAACTACTGTGATGATGGGATAGGTGCTACCGGTGCTTTCTTCACTCCCGCCGATCTCGCATGGGACTTCACTCTTGATAGTGGCAGTACAGGCAGATGTATTGAACTGTGTGCTGGAATAGGGCGGTTATCTTTCTGTCAGTACATCCGACATAAACCACGGCACATTACCTGTGTTGAGTTGAATCCTGATTATGTTGCGATTGGGAAGAGAGTACTACCGCAAGCCGAATGGATTTGTGCTGATGCCCTTACATATGCCTGTAGTGAATCCTATGACATTGTTTATGGCAATCCTCCCTTTGGTAACATCCAAACGAGTGAAGTGATAAAGGGACGGTATAAAGGTTCAGAGTTCGAGTACAAGATTATTGAACACGGTGCTTCACTTGCCGATTACGGTGTATGGATAGTACCGCAAGGTTCAGCGGGGTTTGTCTACTCTGGTGCTCAGTACTACGACAGACGGGAGTCAGGGAAGTACAAGAAGTTCAGTGCCAATACTGGATACACGTTTGAAGCAGGATGCGGCATTGATGCTTCAATTTTCAAAGATCAATGGCACGGTACGAGTGTTGTGTGTGAAGTGGTTACGGTTGAGTACAAAATGTGATCACTTCGAAATAAAACACAACATATAGTTGTTTGAAGAATATTTAATGGCATATGATGTATTCTCACTATACAAGAGGACTGTGTTTATGGGCAAGAATCAGCATGTAGTACCTCATGATGGGCAATGGGCTGTAAAGGGCGAAGGTAATACGAAGGTTACCTCTGTACATCAGACCCAACAGCAAGCGATTGACGCAGCTAGAACAATTGCCCAACACCAAGGAAGTGAGCTTCTCATTCATGGGAAAGATGGTCAAATTCGTGCCAAAGACTCTCATGGTAAAGATCCCTCTTCTATAAAGGGTTAAAGCTTGAATTTCATAACAAAGGAGCCACTTGGCTCCTTTGTTATTTTTAAACAATAGATTATAGATCGGTCTTCCTAAGCTGAGGTTCAAAAGGAATCTATCTTCACAGGTTAAATGATATTTATTCCCATGTGTAAAATACTTGTGGAAACCGTGGTTATCGGGCAGGCGCAGAATCCGTGGAAAGAATGCAATACCCGCAGAATGGAAGAAGACGGCATTCGTCTGGCGCGGCGCAGCAGTGGCGGCGGGGCGGTTTTTCACGATCTCGGGAATACCTGTTTCACCTTCATGGCGGGCAAACCGGAATACGATAAAAGCGTTTCAACCGGCATTATTCTCAACGCACTAAAAACGCTGGGTATCGATGCTATTGCCTCGGGTCGTAACGATCTGGTGGTACAGACGCCGGAAGGCGAGCGGAAAATTTCCGGTTCCGCCTATCGTGAAACAGCCGACCGCGGCTTCCATCACGGCACGTTACTGCTTAATGCCGATCTCAGCCGTCTCGCCAACTATCTCAATCCGGACGTCAAAAAGTTGCAGGCGAAAGGGATCACTTCGGTGCGTTCGAGGGTCGCGAATCTCAATGAGTTTGTGCCGGATATCAATCATGAGCAAATTTGCCAGGCCGTGATTGCGGCATTTTTCGACTGGTATGGTGGGAATGTAAAACCTGAAATCATCTCTCCGGAGGTGTTTCCTGACATTCCGGGATTCCCCGAAAGATTTGCTAAACAAAGCAGCTGGGAATGGAATTTCGGCAAAGCACCGGCCTTCAGCCATTTACTGAACGAACGGTTTATCTGGGGCGGGGTGGATATTCACTTTGATGTGGAGAAGGGCAACATCAGCCGTGCGCAGATTTTCACCGACAGCCTTAATCCCGCACCGTTACAGAGATTAGCCGCGGAGCTGGCAGGCACGCGCTATCACGCGCAGGACGTCGGGGAAGCCTGCCAGCGCATCATTATCCGATATCCGGCGATGCAGGCTGAACTCACTGAACTGCAAAACTGGCTGGTGCGTTGTATCCAGTAA